TAATAGATATCGCCGTCGGGCGTTGGGTCTATTCCCTGCTCGATGCGCCATTGATTCAGTGTGATGACGTTGTTGCGCCATTGGATTTCCAGGGATTGATCCAAGTAAAGACGCGCCTGCCCATTAGATACCTGGTCTTCTTTCAGGATAGGCAGATGATCGTATGTTTTTCCGATGGTCAGCGGTGTATCTTCCAACTTGAAGAACTTATTCCATCCTTCATAGACAGAAAGGGATTCGGGTATAATGGCGTCTTCATATACCTGTTTCTTATAGCTATCCGTATTACTGACGGAAGGCCCTTTTTCACTGTTTAGCAGCGGAGATGGGTAAACATACCCATCACAAATGCGCATGATATCATCGCTAATCTCTTCGAATAGCATCAGGTCCTTTGTGGCTTTTCCCATGGGCTGCCACTTCATCGGCGCCGGCGAGATGATGTACCTCGATTGCCCTTTCTTTATCCCATACTGCCGGCGGAAATCCTGCTGCAGTTGCGTCTTCTGGTCATCTCTCAACGGGATCATGCTGATCTGGTCCATTTCCGGGGTAAGTATGCCCTGGCTACCCGCGTAGTTAATGAGTTCATTGCGGGACTCATAAGAGGAAATGATGTTATTGATCGGCATTACCAGCGCCTTCACCCGGCTATCCGGGAAGACCACGCTGTCCATGCTTGGTGTGAAGTCCTTGAAGATGAACAGTTGTTCCGTGGGGATTTCGACATTCAGATCCTTGTATTTCAGTCGGATGGTCGGGATAATATCCGACAAACTCTGCGCTTTGTACCATTCCTTATTGGTTACCTCTCGGCAAGAGATCATATAGGAAGGGATGTTCCAAAGCGAGCTTGCGTAGGCAGGTCCTAATGCTTCAAACCCGTACGAGTAGATCGGCATCACAATACAGAAGCCGTATAGCTGCTGGTAGATATAGTTCTGTGCTTCGAAGGATTTCCAGGAATGCAGCGGGTTTGGCCTGCTCAGCAGCATATTGATGCGCTTAGCGTTGGCATCGGTCTTGCTGACGTCTTTTCCTTTGGAGTTAAGGAAGACTGTATTCCCATTGATATATGCTTGGGCCTTACGGTTGATGACAGCTGCAAGCGGGGGACAGCGGGAATAGGCCGTGGAAGCACTATTGAGATCAGCATACTGAAATTGGTAGTCGACGCCATTCGGACCAAAGAACCAATTCGGATTTCCGGCATTGTCCCTGAATTGAGAGGGCACCAGAACGGCGGCTTCGGCGATATAGGGATCGCCATTGAACTTTTGGGTAAGTCCCTGGACCAGATTGCGACCCGCTTTTATGATGCCATTGTTAGCCATAAATGACAAGAGGGCCAGCTATCACCTTACGATGACGCTGACCCTCTTTGGAGTTCTTTATTATTATATTACCGCAGCGCGGAGGCTCACTTACGGGCCAACCCCATTCTTTCCTGGTATGGCCGACCTTCTGGCTGTACTTTTATCGTGTTGATGTTACCGCACTTCCCGCACTTTAATTCAATCTCCCCGAGCAGACCACGGCTTTTAAACATGAGGTGCCCGCAAGAACAGCGGTTCTCTATGAGTTTCTTTCCGTTATCTCGCTTGGGGGGATTGTCCACAGATCAAATGTAAAATATTTTCTTATTGTCTTTCTGTATTTTCAGAAAGTTCTGAAAAATATGAACATTATTTCATTTTTTCCCTACATTTGATCACTTTAATGATCTTTTCATGGTAATAGCGATCCCGCTCCACGAACACTCCGACAATAATTACCTGGATTTGCGCTATGCCCTACGTGGGTTTGAGAAGTTTATGGAGCCGAATAAGATCTACATTATCGGGGCCTTACCATCATGGATCAAAGGAGTTGAGCACATACCCGCCAAAGACGATCCAGACACTGCTATGCGGGAAAAGAACATCTTTGACAAGCTACTGCTATGCCCGGAAGATGAATTTGTATACTGTGGCGATGACTACTATCTGCTTGAACCCTGGCAGGAAGAATACGCCTGGGATATGTTACTGGCTAATAAGTTGTATACGTTGGGGCGATTCTCCACATACCAAAAGACGGTAGCCAATACTCTGCGGATTATGCCGCATGGAAGGAATAACGATACGCATTGCCCCATTACCATGCGCCGGCAAATACTGCATTCTCTCAAGCGCATCAACTGGCTGCAGCCGAATGGTTATTGCCTGCAAAGCCTTTACTGTAATGCGGCGGCCATCGCAGGTGTTCAATATCCCGACCTGAAACTTAGGGACGCCTTCGCTTGGGGGGATATTATGGACCGCAAATGGTTCAGCACCGCCGACGGCGTAGTCGATAAGGTGGTGCCACTGATGGAGTTACTGTATCCGCATCCATCTAAGTATGAGGGTGATGCAGGGGTTCTAACAACCGGCAAAAACAATAAAAAGATCAAAGCATGAGTGATAAGAAATCGTCCAAAGGCGTGAGCGAGACTAGCCTGCTTACCATTGCATTTGTGGTATTAAAGCTGTGCCGTGTTATTGATTGGTCGTGGTGGTGGGTCTTGTCGCCGGTCTGGATTGTCTTAGCTCTATATATTTTGGTAGCCATTATTATAGCCATCATAAAATCCGATGAATGATCTGGATCATCCTCTCCATAACCCTATACTTACTTACCTGCGGGATTGCCTTATTTCTGATCTGCTCGGGTGATAAGGAGCGCGGATCTGATGCTTATTATGATGTACGCAATATCGGTGTGGGGTTGATATGGCCGGCGGTGCTGTTGGGGTATGGAACATGGTTGATGGGTAAAAAAATATTTAACGAGAAACGAAAAGTAACTGATGCGGACGATCAAAACTAATCCTGGAATTGGCGATGCCTGCTGGTTATTCCAAAAACTCATCAATTCCGGCGAGAAATTCCACTGGCAGATCCATGATGGCAAACCACAGCGGGGTAAACAGATATTCGACCTACTCCCCCAGATAACCGCCTCATGCGAATATAAGCCGGGCCTGCAATATTTCGTGATCAAGCCGAACAACATGGCCCGGCATATAAATATGTGGAAAGCCATTGGACAGCAGGATTTCAGCCTTTCGGCCAACGAACATTTGGAAGCCGGCCGCAGAATTGAAACTTTTTTGCCTGACCTCTCTACATCCTATGAACTTCCTTTCCAGACACAGCAATGGGAGCAAGAGGTAAAGGAACGCTTTACAGCTGGGCCGTATATTGGCATATACGCCTCAGCCTACTCCACGGCCAGGAATTGGGGGTTCTGGGCAGAGGATGGCTGGCTAAAGCTCATACAACTTGTAAAGAGCTTGATCCCTGAAGCGACCTTCGTCCTCATCGGCGCAGAATGGGACGCGGAGCTGGCCGGCAACCTCCGAAACCTGCTTCAAAAACATCACATTGCCTATATTTCGACGATAGGCCAACCGTTGGGATATGTTATCGAGATGATGAAGCGACTGGATTATGGGTTCTATTTCCCCTCTGGTTTGGGCATTCTCTCGGGGCTGCTGCATCGACCTTCCACTATGTTCTATCCTCAGAAGGACCTGCCGCGCCTGCCGCGCACCTGGTGTGACCCGGCGCTGATAGAAAGCGATACATTCAAAGAGTGCTTTTTCTGTACCCCAGAACAAATTTTTCAATGGGTCAAAGACGTATATAAGCTTGATCAAAAAATATGATCCGCAGAACGGAATATAGTGAATCAGGAACACCGTTGTTCGTTGAATATGCCGAACAGGCGCCACCAAGGCGATTGAACAGTCATTACTTGCAACGCATGGGCTTTACAAGCATGCCAGGCAATAGCTATGTGAAGGAAAGTATCACCATTAAATATGATGGCGTGCATTGGTGGTTTTTTAAGGATGCTGTCGCATTTAAGATTGAAACAGTTGAAGAACTTGAAAAATTGATAGCATGAGATTCTTTAAGAAGAAAAAAGAAGAGCTTGAATATCTATTTGCAAAGGAGATTCCTTACAATGGAAGGGTTATAATGATTTGGGCCCGCGAAAAGAAATATATATCGATGCCGGAAAGTATTTATATCCAAGTGGGTTGGCGCGTTGGAGAATACGGCATATATACAGAGACGGCGGTTAACAACCTTTCTACTAAAATTGAACACTTTCTACAAGAAGCAAGAGAATACATCAATAAGCTCAATGATAAACCTGCCGAGATCCAAAAAGCCAAAGACATCCTAAACAACATCTCATTATGAGCCTGCCCCCCAATTATAACCTGCTCGCCAAATACCCCAACCGCTATTTTATCGAAAGTGGTTCGTATAGAGGTGATGCCATTCAAAAAGCCATCGATGCCGGTTTCCGGCACATTCGAAGCCTGGACATTGACAAGGATAACGTAACCTTCTGTCATCATAGGTTCAATCTCGATTATGGTAAATATCCAAACATCCTGGTCCGGCAAGGGGATAGCTCCAAAGACTTCTTTCAACTATTTGGCGGAGTACAGGAACCTATTACCTTCTGGCTTGATGCACATAGTCAGTTATTTGAGGATGAGATCGAACTGGGCGAGCCTTTCCCCTTACTGAAAGAGTTGGAGCAGATCGCCCGTCATCCTATCAAAACCCATACGATCCTCATTGACGATATCCTGGTCTTGACGCATCCGAATGTTACTGGCTGGTCGCGTCAGACTATTGAAGCCGCGCTAATGAATATTAACTCGGCTTATAGGATTGAGTATGTGGCCAATCCAGTGAAGAATAATTTGTTAATCGCAACTATTTAATATGCAAAAGATCATTTCTCTCTATCAAAGAAATTATGAAACGGACCATCTGGTCAGGGACGAGGTCAACCCGGGTGCCGAATGGGTCATCGCTGGTGAAGGCGTCGCCACCCGCAAATGGGATGGCACCTGCTGCATGATCCTGGACGGAACGCTCTACAAAAGGTACGACGCCAAGAACGGCAAAACTCCACCTGCGGGTTTCATTCCTGCCCAAGACCCTGATCCGATCACAGGGCATTGGCCCGGCTGGCTAAAATGCAATAGCATGGACCCAGCCGATAGATGGTTCATGGAAGCGTTCAACAGTGCGGGAGGGGAAGATCATGGCTTGGACGATGGAACTTATGAGCTTTGCGGTCCAAAGATAAATGGCAATCCCGAAAAGTTCGATACGCATATCCTTATTCGGCATGGAGAAGAAAAAATATACTTTCCTGGCGGTGTCACGTTCGAGACAATTAAAAGAGCCTTGGCAGAATTGCCCTATGAGGGTATCGTCTGGCATCACCCCGACGGTCGCATGGTAAAGATCAAGGCAAAGGACTTCGGCATAAAAAGGAGGAAATAGCATGCAACCAGTACCATTCGAAGGCAGCAAGATGGTGGGTAAACCCCCATCAATGACGGATGATCAATGTATGGCCATACCCGCCTACCAAGGAAAGGATGACGCAGGCTTTCCCTTCTGGTTGACAGCATGGAAGCCATCATATGAGGATATGCAAGCCCTACAGCGCGGTGAGCCTATTTGGATTAAGTCCATTAGTTTGGGGCTTGTTCCAATGTCAGTTTTTACCATGAACGAAAATGGACGGTGCAATGATGCGGGGTAAGACGGCGGCGATAACTGGAGGTATCGGCGATATCCTCTATGCCATACCCGTCATGCGCGCCCTTGGCGTCTCAAGGCTCTACGTAAAAGAGAATTTCTACCCCGCTCCCTATGGCTCAATGTACACCGCCGTAAAGCCCTTGCTTGAGCTCCAGGGCATCGAATGCCTACCAACCAAAGGAGGGCTGGACTTTGAGATCTACGAAGATGGCCTGCAATTCGACTACGACCTGGACCAGTGGCGCCATGAACGAGGGCGGGGCCGCAATCATATTATGTTCTCCATGCTCACCCATTGGAGGAAATTTTACCGGGATTGGCGGCGGCCATGGATAAGGGGTATTCCTGTAAGCGAAGGGGAATATAGCCTGTGCTTCCTCACCTGGCGCTGGAGAGAAAACTCGCGGGTAGATTGGAAAAGGGTCTATGCATCGATTCCGCGACCGGTTTACTTCATTGGACTGCCGGAGGATCATGAGCTTTTCGAACGGGAGGCAGGGCCGATAGAATGGATACAAACGATGGACTTGCTGGAAATGGCGAGGCTGATCGCTGGGTGTAGGGCGCTTTACTGCAATCAGGGCGTTGCGCTGGTCATCGCGCAGGGATTGGGAAAAGAATACTTCTGTGCTTTTAAGCCAACAAAAACGAACACCATGCTAAGGACGCCGAATGAGCATGACTTGAATCAATATAAGCAATATGAGAAGATGGACTAAGAGCAGGCGCAAGATGATCCGGTTTTCCCAAGAATTTGTGGATCAAATCGGTACGGCCGGCGTTCGTAAGATAATATTAGCCTACGACAAAGGGTGGGCTGGTATTCCAGGAACGGTGCGCGTCGGGATCGCAGGCGATGATTTTTGTATGAACATGCTGACGGCGATCGTCGTTATGAGGAAAGTGCCGCGTCTGATGGCTCCCAAGGTCCGCCGGAAAAACAAACTAAGCAATAGAAAACTCAAGCATTTACGACATGAAAAAACTGATTATTGACGGAGAGGAATACAAGTTCGACCGGTATGGCGTTTTGCACCAGCAGAAGCCAAAGCCCTATACGTACGATGCATCCTACTGCGCGACCTATGATACGCCGGAGTACGAACGACGTTCGGAGCTGCTCCAAGGTCTTCGCCTGGCGTTCGCCACGGGGGTACACGGCAAGCCCATACAGTCTATCCTGGATGTAGGTTATGGGAATGGCGCCTTTATGAAGTTCGCCAAAAAGCAGGTCCCCGTGGTCTACGGCCATGATATCAGTCATGTGCCAGTCCCAGCCGGGTGTTATTTTGTGGAGGATATCAACATTGTCTGCGACTGCATTACGTTCCATGACTGTTTAGAACACTATCCTAACATTCAATTTGTTAAGGATTTGAGATGTGAGACGATCATTATTTCGCTGCCGTTTTTTCCAGGAATAGAGGCATTTCCAAAGTGGCCGCATCGCAAAAAAAATGAGCACATCCATCATTTTACGCTTGACTCACTTAAACGCTGGATGTGGAAAATGGGATGGAGAATGACCGCCTACTCAAAGCACGAAGATATTATTCGTAGAAGGGATACAGATTGGAACATTTTATCCGCAGGCTTCCGCAGGAAGTAGTAAATTTATAGCATGGAAAATGAGCAATGGATTGATATCCCTGGGCAGGAGGGCAAATATAAAATTAGCTCTTTTGGAAGAGTAAAATCATTGCCAAGGCCGGGCTACCGATGCAAAGAACGGCTGTTGAAGCTCAGCCTTGATGCTGATGGGTACTTGCAGTTCTCAATTCCCATAGAGAATAGAAAATCGATCTCTAAAAAAGTTCACAGAATAATGGCGCTTGCCTTTATCGTGAATCCTGAAAATAAGCCGCAGGTCAATCATAAGGATGGATGCCGCACAAATAATATGTTATCTAATCTGGAATGGGCAACCGCTGCGGAAAATGTCCAGCACGGGTTCGACAAAAATGGTCGAAAGATTGAAAATTTATCCTCCCGAAAGCCAATAAATCAATTGTCGATTTCTGGACAATCCATCAAAAAATGGGATTCTCTACTGAAGATCTCAAAAGAACTCGGCTTCGATAGGTCAACCATAATGAAAGCCATCCGCAAAAACCGACCTTATTATGGCTTCTATTGGCAACTGGCAATAAATAAAACATCATGATCAAAGGAAACGAACTACGCCAAGGCAACAAAATATATGGAGAGCATCGATATAGTGCCGAATCAAAGCCACACATGCGTGTATGCACCATTCTTTCCGTAGCGCAATATGGATCAGACTGCAGCTATGCCTTTGCTGATACAGAGCATATACCGAATTGCCCTGATGGAGTAGATGGACTTGCTTTCTGGCGGTATGAATTCATGCATCCCATCCCCCTCACGCCTGAGATCCTGGAGAAATGCGGGTTTGAGCCGCATTATAATGTAAATTCTGATCAGGACGAAGTGGAATGGTTGGCGCACTCTAAATTAGACTATGTGACTTATAAAGATGGAAAGTTCGATATGGGATATGGTTTCGGAAGCCTTGATCATATTCAATACCTTCACCAGCTTCAAAATTTATTTTTCTCCATGACCGGTGAGGAACTGGAGGTAAAGCTATGAGAAAACGTTCTCGCCTATACTTTGACAAAAAACTATCAGTTAAGCATACCGAGAGTGTGCTCGCAAGTCTGATGCCGATCTTTGAAGCATATAATTTAAGCATGGAAGCTATGAAAATATTAAGGAATGGTCCATCACATCCTCTTCGGCCAGGAGGCATCGCAATTGCCGGGAAAGGAAAAGATGAGATTATGATACTTCCATCAGGCCATTTTATACGGCAGGGGAAAATTTCTTCCGAAATGCTTAAAAAACCAATAGAGGACATGACCAAAGCCTTCAATAGGGAGATAATAGAGGATATTGTGCGAATGGCTAAAAATCGTCCTTCTTCGCCCCTTTCCTCATCGCCTTCTCCAGCTGACCAATAAAAGCCAAAATCCGTTCATTGGTATAGGCTTTTATCTGCCGCCATTGGCCTTCCGTCATGAGAAATGTCCCGCAGGCCGGCCTTTTGTTGGCTAATTTTCCGCCGCTGCCCATATTTGGCTCATGCGCTTCATGGTTGAATTCGGACAGGGTGTATTTGTACTTCCCGTCTTTTACTTGGATTTTGGCAGTGAAATGGACATAGCCGTATTCTATTTTGCCCAAGAGTGGGACTTTCACAATGGGCGCTATATTGCCCTTAATGACGAGGACGCCCGGGTCGTCCAGTTGCATGACTTCTTTGCCAGACTTGAACGATTCGGCCACGAATAGTTTGGTGCGGCTTTTCAGGACATTCTCAGAGGCGCTATCTACCTGGACTACTCCCGTATAATCCCAGGAGAGGGTATCTACGTTGATTTTCTGAGCGGAGACGGCAACTGGCAAGAAAATGGCAAGGATAATAGCTTTTGCTTTCATTTGAGCGAAAAATACGGTATTTTCGTCTTTTCTGCAATGATTTCAGTAGGTGATATTCTCATTTGTATTGATGCCCGTCAGCATCCGGCGGATCTTCTGGCCGTTCCTTTGCGTATAGGGAAGGAATATAAGTGCTTGGGAATCCGTCAATGTGCCTGCGGAGCGATCTTCATCGATGTTGGCCTATCGCTGCGTCAGGAGGACTATCATATCGTATGCAACTGCCAGCGGAAGCAGATAGACGGTATCTGGTGGTTTGCTGTCGAGCGATTCCAAAAGAAGCCCAACGCCAGGCAAGAGGTTGTTTTGGCAAGTAAAGTGTTGAAATATTGTCCCAATTAATAATAGCGGCCCTGGCCAGTGCAAACATACCGCAGTGGGTCGATAAGATGATTGTTGGCGTCTTCTGGCTCATCAATGGGCATTTTGTTCTTATCGGTCGCCCAGACATAACTGCTATATTCCGTCCATAAATCAGTACTTTCCTGCGTTACAAACACCTCCATATCCATCAGCTTTTTTATTCCTGTTATGATCGATCCAGGGGGCTTGATGGCCGGATAAATATTCCATCCGCGGGTCAGCATTGCATATCGCCAGGTCTTACCGGCCTTTTCATGGGCCTCCATGTCAGCCCGCTCCGTGTCCGTCAGCTCTTCTTTGCGCCAGCCATTACGCAGGCGTCCTATGGTCAGTGGTTCAGCGCTGTCGGCTATGATGATCTCATCCTTCAATCCCAGCTCACAATAAAGCATGGCTATCTGCTTCTCGGTCATCCCTTTATAATTGTGTTGGCGAACATATAACCGGTTATTGACAATCTTACACTCTACCAGGCCAGCCGGCGATGTGCTGCCAAAGTCCTGTCCGAAGATGGACCGGGCTTCGATGGCATTGAAATCATCGTTCGTAATCGGTTTCCACCCGCTGAAGATCTGGCCCATTCTGCCCGTGCTGGCATAGCCAAGGATGGCCGTCAGATAATAGTGTTTGTTGAATTTAAAGCTATTGGGATCACCGTATGCGCGGTAGCTGTCGACTGTGGTTTGCGCCAGGAATGTGTTGTCCGTGTAATTGGATTTGATCACCACAACGCCCGGGATTTGTTTGGGGACCACATCGTAATAACCACCATCGTCTCGTTCTCCTGGCCATATCTGCGTGATATCTACTCGTTCCAGCGTGAAATATCTCTTTACAATCCAATGGTTTATATCAGGAGTATTAAGGATAATAACGATCAGCGCCCCTTCTTTACGGATAGAGTCAGCGAATGTGTTGTATTTTAACTGGTCCCTTATATCCTCTGCCTCTTCCAAGAGGGCTATATCCACATTGCTGACGCCCTTTAGGTTTGCTTTCTTCTCTTTTGAACTGGCTCGGAAGCCTTGGGTAAAGACTACCATTTCCCCGGTCTTGGCGTCTTTGATGCCGGTGTCGAGGCGGTCGAAGCTGGCAGATAGCGCGCCACCAGCATTGGCTGTGTCGTAACGAAGCAAGATCTCATTGAGGATGGACTCTTTGATTGCCTCCTTTTCATCCCGGACGACAACGATACGCTTTTTCCGGATGGTTGAAGAAAAGGCAGCGTATTTGCTGGCTTCGTAGGTTTTGCCTCCCCCGCGGCCGCCGATCAATATCACAGTATGGGTGCCGGGCGGTAGATTGTAAAGCTCTCGGAAC